GCAGCAATCTTTGCGCCTTCTTTCATATAACCAAAATCTTCTTTTAAACCAGACTTGACACTACGTTTTATAATTGGTTTTAACTTTTTAGTAGGACCAAGGTTTGCTTTCTTAGAGGCAGCCATTACTTCATACCCTTTGGCCAGTTAAGTTTACTTTGCATACTTCCACCACGAACACGATTAGGACGAGCAGGTGGTGTATATTTAAGGTTATTTGCCGTGCCAGCAATAATTTTATCGCTACCTGTTTTTAAATTGTATTGTTTTGATGCTTTCATATATGCGTCTAAATCTTCAATATCTTTGTCTAATTTAATATTTTTTGATTTACGTATTTTGCCTTTTGCATCAGAATACTTAAGTCCACGTGGTTTATTAGCAGCCTTAAGTCCACGTTTGTTTGCATTAGATGCAGACTTCTTTGCTGCTGCTTTTTTAACTGCTTTAACAATCTTGATTGGATTTGCCATGTTAGTTACCACGCTTCTTTGTTGGAACCTTAGGTGCTTTATAATCATCTGTTTCATTAATTGATTTTCTAAGTGTAGCCTTTGGTTTATCTTTTTTCATTTCTTTTTTAACTATTGCTTTAGTATTTTTTTTACTTTTATCTCCTAAGAGAGCAGTCATAACCGCTTTATAATCTTCTGCTTTATAATTTTTATTTTTACCTTTAGTATAAACAGTTGATACTAATCCACTACCAGCAGAGGTTCTAGTATTACCATTTTCAATTCCTCTTCGTCCTGGTTTTTTTCCAGATTTTATTTTACCAGTAGTTACTTTCTTAACTGCCTTTACAGCCTTAATTGGATTAACCATATTATGTCCTTATCCGTAAGTGTCTTGCCATTGCTCTGCAAAGGCTTCGTCTAGATTGATTGAGTACTTTCTACTGTCTTGCGCTTTAGTTGACCATCGGTTAGAAGCATAAAGACTTATCCGACTGTGTTGCTGCATTAGTTCCCTTGCCTTGAGCACGGTAAACCATAGAGCCATAACACAGTCTGTCTTGCCCCTAGTGTTAGGCTTCCAAGTTATTAACTGTTGAACTAATGCTTTAAGACCCTCTGAGTGGTCAGTAGATGCAATCTCAATAGTGTTGTTATTCTGGAACTTGCCATCCTTCTCAGTGCCCATGAGCATTGACATACCAGCCACACCAAAGTTTGAATCCCATTTGTTCTTGCTAGTAAAGTGAGATTCTAATCTGCATCCATACATACCAAGCCAGTTACGCAACTCATCATCTAAAGCATATGCTTTCTGATGTGCGTTAATCTCAACACGTAGTTCTTGTGGTCTGTACTTCTCAACTAATTCTTCTATAGCCTTTTGAATTTTTTGAGGAGTAGGTTCTGACATGTTTACACAGTCAACAACATAAATCTTGCCATCTGCTCGGTTGTAGGTAGATACCACAAACGCGGCATTCCCGCCCATTGCGGGGTCGAACCCGATTATTGTATACCCCTCAATGTGCGAGGGATGTCCCACGGAACCCGCTTTCAGCGGTCCGCGTTTGCGTTGTCCGTTTATGCAACCTTGGACAAGCACGGGAGGAAAAATAGAATCTTCTTGAACATCTTCTTGTTGGTACACCAAGGCCCATGTTGATGGTGTGACTTCACTTCTTCTTTTAAATAGTGTTAAGCCGTCCCATTTTTGGAAGAGTCCTTCTTCGTCAGGAACGTCAGAATCCCCATCCCATGGAGCGTCCGACCTAGGCCAGAGCGTTTCCCAGTCTTTCGGCTTTTCTGAATATTCCAAAACAGCAGGCATGCCCATATAAGTAAAAGGGCTTTTACCACCAGACCAGTGTTTCGTCTCGCGGAGTTCTTTGTAAAAGTCTTGTGGCGCAATTCGTGTCCCTACGATTAATAACTTACCGTTCTTACCCAAACGGGTAATAACTTCTTTTTGTAACCAGTTGATTTGCTTTTCCCATTCATGGGCGTTAGCCGTAGTGATGCAGTCATCAAGAATGATGAGGTCAGCACGTGCTCCATAAATCTGCCCACCCATACCAAGCGCTTGGATGGTGGGGTCTTTCTCTGATGAATTTCGGGCATCGCCCCCAAGATAAACGGTATCAACTCGCCAAGTATCTGAGTCTTCCTTCCAACCACCTTCGGGGCCAAAAGTTGTTTGCAACTTTAACCAGCGTGGATGAGAGAGTCTCTGCTTGATTGCGTACACGAACTCGCGTGCTTTGATTAGCGTTTTGGAAACCACAATGATGCGGATATTTGGATTGAGGGCAATGCGATATGTGGAGTAGTTTACGGTGATGACCGTACTCTTAGCGTGCTCAGGTGGCACGTTGATTAAGAGACGTGATGGGTCGCCAGGTTCGTAAACCATACTAGGGTGAAGCCATGAAGGCTTGCGGTCTTCTAGTAAGTCAATCCAATCCAAGTGGTGAGGGAATACCCTCTGCTGCAAAAAAATTTCAGAAAACCTAGGAAAGTCTATCTCTTCCTTGGGGATACCCAAAGATGAGAGGGAGGCATCCTTAGCGGTTGCTTTAGCCTCATTTAGGTCAGAGGCAAACTTCTTATCCCTTAGACACCAAATTCTTACCGTGTCAGGTTTCTTGTTACATAATTCCATAGCCTTATGGACAGAGTGTCCTTCGGACACCAAGGCTAGAACTTTAGCCTTTGCTGCTGCCATAGCCAACGTTTTGGGGTTACTACCCCCTTTGTCAAAACTCATAGTCCTGTCCCGTTTTCATTCAGTTACTGTTAGTTAGTAACAGGTAGTAGATACAGTCTGTAACGCAAGTTCCTGAAGAACTTGCTACTGTTAAAAATAAAACAGTCTCTATATAGTATAATCCGTCCAAACAGCCAAAACGGACACTTTTGGCCAAAGTATTTTTTTGGCCCTACCTATAACCAGTACAAAATAGGACAAACTGGGACAGTAGCAGGGGAGATACATTGTACGGGAAAATCTTTGTTGTAGATACATATACTCATTCTACTCTCCATTAAGCATACTGGGGTCAATACGCGTTGACCCTAGTCTATTACTGATGCCTATTGTACAGTATAGAAGTGTGCTGGACGGAGTACAGTCTTCGGCGCAGTCCCATACCTATCTGGCGCCTCAGTTAATGTTAAGTTTTTGTGTCAGCCATTCATTCCTTGTCAAGCGGAAAGGCTGCTTGACAATTCCCTTCTGGCAGATGTGTCTGGTTTTTGTAATTAAGATTATGTCTTAGTTACCGTAGGGGATTTACCCCTGCGCTAGTGCTAGGGGAAAAGTCCCCTAGTGAAAAGGAGATAACCATGAATACATTCTCATTCGAGAGTGCTCGTGTCAATAAAGTATGGGATAACAAGAATCGTTTCAATCTTGGTATCCAAGATAGCAGAGCAGTTGCTCAACCAGACGGTTCCTTCAAGTCCGTCTTCGTTGCTTCACGCATAGTCACCACATCTGACCCAGACCACCTGGAGTTCATCCGCAAAAATCTTGTGGACTCAGATGACTGCGTGGTAAATATCCGTGGCTACATGGAAACCAAGGCTGGCAAAAAGGCTGGAACTTGGTATGACAACATGGTAATCACAGAACTCACTCTGGCCTAACAAACCAGCCTGATGACATCATTTGCCTTGTCATCTTCTACGCAATCCTTCTCATGCTCACACGAGAATCCAGCAACCCAGTTGGATACTCGTGATGAGTATTGCGCAGAATGTAGATTACTTCAAGAAGGTTCTAGTGTGGAACACGCACTAAACTTTCAAGAGATTAATAGGAGTGAGCAGGAGTCAGAACCTGCTCAGTCTTCGGATATACCAGATAAGAAAGGGTTCAACCATGAATGGACTAACCGTGATGGAGAATACCTAGATGGTGTATACGATATAACCAATCGTCTTCCCAGTTGGTTATACCTAGGCAAACATGTCTTCCCTATGTTCAAGCAAGATGAACTCAATGCTTATCTTGCTTTACCATCAACTGACACTATATGTATCATGTGTCACTTACAAGTCAATAGATTTGTAGGATGCCAACAATGTATAACACCATCTCAATCTCTATACAATGAGATAAGAAGGGTTATGCTGCTCTAGCACAAGGCAAGGTGGGGTTGTTGCCTCACCTTGCTACCAAAAATTTTTTTATTTTGCGGGACCGCAAAGTATATTCATTGGAGCACTACGAGTCGAACGGAGATAGCATGGCAAGCAATGACAGAAAGAACGGCAAGGCTTACAAGAAAAAGCCTAAGGCTCAAAAGAAAACAGGCAAGACCATTGATGGATATAGCCCAGCCAAGTTGGCTATTCGTGCAAAGAAAAGAGGAATGTAATGTATCTAGATACAGGTACGATGATAGGTATTATGATAGCCCTTATTGCTAGCATCTTGACTATTGGATATAGCATCTATATAATCAAGACACAGAACGAAATCATTCAGCGCATGAGTGATGTATCTGCAACCAGACGTAAGATGGGTAGGTAAATAGCAATGAGAAGTAGAGAAGAACTACTCAAGATTAAAGAAGCATTTGCTTTTGCTATGCTTGACCTGCTAGATGTATACGATGAACTGCTAGCCACAGGTAGAATATATGTAGCAGATGAGCCAACCGTTAATGACCTTGCCAAAAATCAGAATGAATCCAATGCTTGACGAGGATACTCCC